ATGGTAGATATTCACAAGACCGAGAGCCCCTACGATTGAAGAGCTCGTAGCTCGTGGTATCCACTGGAGCTGCTCGGGTTCAACGGTCCGTATGCTCTCCCACAACTCCCGCAGGAGTGCTTCGGTGCGGGGCACAAATCCAAGCTCGAAGGCCCCTATGGTGGCCGCCAGACAAATCACAATCAGAATGAACCTGGTGATGAAATGATCACCCAAGCTGCGGTTCCTTTTATCTTCCCCAAGCAGTATCATCAACAGCCACAACGAACAGGCTGCCATCACAACAGTCACCGGTCCAAATCCACTCCAATGCAGATATGCAGATGTCGCGTAAAGGAATGCCGTCTGATGTTCCATGTATCGCACAAGATCTTTAGTGAGGTAAAGCAGGAACCAGATGCCAGCAGCAATGATAAGAGCGGCCAGCACCCAGGAACTTTGAAGGGCGTTAAGCTGCATGATGATCAGCCTTTCACCTAAGCTAAAGTAGTGCTGGAATAGAATGAGGAACTGATCAGGTGAAAATCCTCCAAGTGACCTCAACTCGCACGCTCCTTTTACAGGACCCGTGATGGGCCACCAGCCACCGTTCCACCTCGCATCCAAAAATGTTGGGTTGTAGGTGAGACCATCCAGCGTAGCTCTGGATGATTTCAATTTCTTCGTCTTAGGCTCACAGAGGCTTAGTTCTGCCATGATCTCTGGGTCTCTCCCCCCTCCCAGGAAGTCACTGTCTCCTCTAGCTCTCGCAATATGGTAGGCTGCGAACAGTGTGGCGTCCAGCCCCCTCTGGTCGCGCTCCTGGAGGCTTCTCTTAAAGGCACTCTGTTCATTGAGCGCCAGAGTTTTTGAGCGCGGCCCCCAGACATCCATGGCTGCGTCCTGCGGATGGAATGGAACCTCCTGGTACACATTATCCAGGAGAATCCTTGCTTCCAGCCACATGGCATCGTTCTCGTTATTTGCCGTCTCCTTCCTGGGGGCATAGCACACTCCAGGTTCTACGCGACCGACGCGTCCACGTCTCTGATTGGCCGCGGCACTCGTGATGGTGCGCATCCGCAACTCCACAATGTTCTCACTTGTGAGAGTTGGTCTTATAACACGCCCACTATCATACAC